GTTTTTTGATGTAAGAGAAATTGTTAATACTCAGTTAGTAGATACAGTATTCGACCAAAACGACACAGGTATCCCATTTAGGACAATTCATAAAGTGGGTGCTAATACAGCAGCAAAACCATTTAGTGTAAACGGTGATAATACAACAGATGGAACACAAATCCAAACAATATATGTAAAGGGATATCAAGAATACAGCACCTCAGCATCAGCGATTCCAAGCGAAGTAACAAGTGATTCAGTCAATGACACATTATATTATTTACAGGCTTCACTACCTTTAATGACCGCAAGAAGCACAGATAGTGACTATGTGCAATCTAACGCATTTAATGTGTATAATGGTTCAGAAGCAACAGATAAATTTTTAAGTGATTTAGTAACAAGTGCGGGTGATTACAATACAAGTGGCTATATTAACTATGTACAAGACACTGACTATCATACTGTTGCGTTTTTAAATGACAATTCTAATTTTGATAGTGATATAGAAAGAATTCTTATAAAATACTATACAAGTGCAGGCGCTCAAATAGGAAGCACCCAAAACATTGCTAACACTACTGCAAATGGGGGGTCTAACCCTACCTCAGAAACCAATACTGATGCAGAAAGGTTAGTTTATTTTGGTGCAGGTCCAGGAAATTTACAAGCACAATCTGTAACTACAGCAGCAAGACCATCAGCCTTTTCAGATTGGGCGTATTATACTATTCAAGGAGCAGACTCATCAGACGTAGTTAAAACAGCAGCATACTACTTTATAAAACAAGATGGAAGTTGTAAAGGTTACAAGGTACGTAGATTGGCTTGGCGTAATTCTGTAGGTGGTTATGACTATTTCAATTTCAAAAAGAAATCAACGCAAACACTAAATGTAGAAAGAAATAATTATAGTTCAATGTTAGGTACTTTTAATAAATCTAAATGGCGTTATAATAATACACAAAGAGGTAAAACAACAAGACAAACAACAGCAGTATTAAAGGAAACGATTAACACAGACTGGATAAAAGAAGAAGATACTGTTTTAATAGAAAAACTAATAATGAGTACAGACGTTTATATAGTTGAAAACGCGGACACAGATTTTACAGAAGGTGTTATAATTACAGACAGTTCTTTTATTAAAAAAACAAGTGCTAACGATAGAATGATCCAGTACACTATTAATATAGAATACGCTAACCCAGTTAATACAAACTCATAATGAATGTACGTTTAGTTGCATATAGGAAGGCTACATCGGCAGCCACATCAACAACGGCTTATAATCTTGATTTACAGGAGGCTCCAAATATCTCTTTAAACTTTCAGTTTTCAGAAGTTAAAAATCCTGAAACTAGAAAAGGTAGTTATTCACAAACATTTAAACTACCCTTTACTGATAACAACAACAAGTTCTTTCAGGATTGGTATAATGTTAATTTAGATACTTTAGTATTTAATACAAGAACAACATTTGATGCGGTTTTATATGTCGGCACAGTTCCACAATTTGAAGGGGCTTTACAGTTGAAATCTGTATATCAAAAAGCACAGGTTTATGAAGTTGTATTAATGTCAAATACTGCATCCTTATTTAGTACGATAGGTGAACAAAGATTAAAAGACGTTTTTAAAAATGATAATGGTAGTTATAGTTCCGACTTTAACCACACTTATACTTATACAAACGCAACAAATAACACCTTATATAATTCTTGGGGTAATTCATTAACAAATAGTTCTGGAGATTCCCTCTATGATTCAGATGCTGGGGTGTCAAAAATAGTATATCCTTTGTCTGTAACTCGTGAGGGGTTTTATTTTAGTAATTTGGCTGCATACTTAAATATGACTACCAGCGATATTGCTAGTTTGGGTTTTGAAGCCGCTTCACAATTATCTGTATTATTTACACAGTTTAGACCAGCAATACAATTAAAAACATTATTCAATTTAATACTTGCAAAGGCTGGTTATTCCTATACTTCCAACTTTATAGATGGTACAGGTATTCATACGGATAAGTATTTTAGTAAGTTATTTATGACTACAGGAACTGCTTTAGAATCCTCAGCAATACCAACAACAAATTCTAATAACAATCCATCAGGATTAATGAATGTGGCGACAGACGATCGGTTTGGGGAATTTACAGCAACCACTGATGATTGCCAGTCAAGCCCTGAAACTGTAATACCTTGTGATATCACTACACCTTCTGGTGGTTTAGGTATTCCGACTGATCCTGAGGGGATGTGGAACTCAACCAATTACTACTTTACAAAAGAAGGGACTGAAATGTATAGTATAGATGTAAGACACGCTTTTAAATGGAGCAATGTTGCCGCTTGTAATCAAGCAGGGGTTCTAATCGCTTATAGAGTAAGACAATGGGACACAGATGCTACTTCACCGACATATAATTCCTTAACAGAACAAGTCTATTCGACAGTTGGTGGTTCAACGCTAGTTAATTCAGATACTGCCAGTGGTATCTATATTGTAGAAAAAACTTTAGATATTTCAAATATGCCAACAGGTGCTTCTGCTTGTGTCACTATTGAAGTATTAAATTGGAAGAGAGCTGATTCAGGTTCTAATGGTGTAATAACGCTAGGAGATTCAGCGACAGCGTGGGCTTTTACTGCTTCTCTTGCTATAAACTGGGTGGCTTATAGTACAAACATATACGGATCAATAGTAGATGTTCCAGCGTGTATTGATCCAGAAATAACACAGAGGGCGTTTCTAAAAGACATAATACAAAGATTCAATTTAGTAGTATTAACAAATCCTGACGATGATACTAATTTAATTATAGAGCCATATGATGACTTTATTGCTAGTGGTGAGTTAAAATACTGGACAGACAAAGTTGATACTGATAAAGAAATTGTTGTGAAGGACACAACAGAAATACAGAAAAAAACAATAAACCTAACTGATAAAGAGGATAACGATTTATGGAATAAGGCTATTAAGGAACGATTGCCTGAAGTTAATGTTTTCGGACACTTAAAAATAGAGAATTTTAACAATGACTTTGCTACAGGTGAATTTAAAAACGATGCTCTATTTTCACCTTATATAAACGACAGGGTATATGCTTCACCAAATTCAACATCAGGGACTTTTTTACCTAATATGACGGTTCAGTATGAATTTACTTTTGAAGAATCAGATGGCACTGCAACTAACCCTATTAAAAAAACTAATCCTAAATTGTTCTATTATTGTGGAACAGCAACAACAGTATTAGATTCAAATGGTGATACTGCAACCTATAATTTACATTCACCACTTCCAACATCAGAAACATTAAATGCATATACGTTTACGACATATCCAGTATGTACACCCTTTGATATAACCCCTTCTTCAAACGTGTATTCCTTAACTGCAGCAAATAAATCTTTATATTGGAACTCAACAACTCCGATATGTAGTGATTTAAATATATTTAATAACACAGGTAATTCTGGAAACTGGTTCAATAATACGCTGTATGGAAAATACTGGAAACCATATCTAGATAATATATATAGTTCAGAAGCAAGAATAATGGAATGTTATTTAAACCTAAATGAAGTAGATATTTTTAATTTTAGTTTTGCGGATGAGATATTTATAAAAGATACCTATTGGAGAATACTTAATATATCCAATTATCAAGTAGGTTCTAAAGCGAGTACAAAAGTAACACTAATTAAATTATTAGATACTAAGGAAAATTGTAATGGTTGTGATTATGTTCTTGGTTCAAACTCCTTTGGCTCTAATATGATTGCTACAGGTATTGGTGATACAGGCGTTTACATTTGGTGTCCTGAAGATACACCTGGCTGCACACCTGACATAACAGCACCTAATTTTGCAGGTTTATATACAAGCCCCGAATGTTGTGTT